TAATGTTATAGCCAGAAAAAAAAACGCGACCCCCAACGTCTATAAATAGCCCCCGCCCCTCGCCCCCTCTCTTTACCAAAATGCCTTACGTCCGGAGGTACACTGCTTATCGCCGATACCCCCGCCGCAATTACCAATCTCGCCGGAGTTACGGAGTTAGGCGCCCTTATTACCGCCGTCGTTACTAGTATGCCCGTCCGCAATCGTAATTTTCCTCGTGGTTGGCGCTCTCGTTATCGCCGCAAAAATGTCCTCAACATCACATCACGTAAGAAGCAGGACACCATGCTTCCGTGGACGAATGCCACCGCGTCTACCGTATCAGGAGGAACCACTTTCACCAATCAAGCCGCAGTCTTTGTGGGGGGTAACACTTATGTCCTCCCATGGTGTTGCACCGCCCGGGACAACATCCTCGCCAACGGGTCACCAGCCACACTCTTCTCACAATCCTCTCGCACCGCCACACAGTGCTATATGCGCGGACTTAAGGAGCGCATACAGGTGCAAACCAGCACTGGAATGCCTTGGCAATGGCGAAGGATTTGCTTCACACTCAAAGGTGACACCCTCACCCAATACAACGAAACCGCCTATAAGATCATCGCCGAGAATTCCTCCGGGTGGGCCCGTGTCGTGTCCAATGTCGGAGACAAAAGCAATCTAGCCGTCGCGATCAACAATCTCGTATTCCGTGGCCAAGTCGAGTCTGATTGGAAGGCTTTCTTCAACGCTAAGGTCGACGATTCTCGTGTTTCGCTTAAATACGACAAAACCATCTATGTTCGGACCGGCAACAACTTCGGATCAATGCGCGATTACCACTTTTGGCACAAAATGAACTCCACTCTCATATACGATGACGATGAAGCTGGGGTCAGTATGGTCCCTAGCTATTATTCGACGGAGAGCAGACAGGGCATGGGTGATTATTATGTCATAGATATCATATCAGCGGGAACGGGTGCAACATCAAGCGACCAAATGACATTCAACCCTCAAGCTACTCTGTACTGGCACGAAAGATAGGCTCTCGCAGTTCGTAGAACAAGCAGTTTTCCTCCATCCAGTCCCATTCAATCTTGCTCTTGTTGTGATCGTCCAATCCAATCTCGTCCCTCGGGTCTCTGTTGCAGATAAAAATAGAAGGCTTGCCCCACTTAACCCTTCGCTTACCCTTGTACTTGTCCTGCACCATGAACTCGTATTGTCCACCCAACCAATCCTTGTACTGAAAATAACCCGCGCGCAAGCCATTGACCATGTCATCAAAGATAGCGTACTCAACAGTTTCGTCAAAGTCAGCAAGGTTCCACAGGCCCCCACAGTAGTAGTGGTTGCCTAGTGATCGAGCCCACACTGTCTTTCCAAGCCGAGTCGCACCAAACAACACAAGTCCCTTGGGACGTCCTGCATATACAGTCAGCACTATTCCACACCTGGCACGGGGGAGATGTTCGGTGTCGTGGGAACCCGTTAGGGTGCCCCGACATCTCCCCGTGCTACAGGCAACGCTCCGCCCAAACACCCCAAGCAGAGAATCTATCCCCGCGGGAGTGACCGGCCTCCGGTCGGGAACGGTAAGCACATACCAGAACAGCCACGTACATTGTCGTCCACCCAATCCTTCAACTCAAATGGCACCGAGAATTCCCCATCCGGATTAGAGTAAGCTGCAGCCACAGGTCGATACTTCCAGTCCGCGTAGGCCGTAAGCGAGGAGAAGTTACAGGCTAGTTGTCGAGGAGCCAGACGCGCAGCAGAGTCGAAAAACTCCTCACGTGTCCTAGCAAGAATGATCTCAAACCAGGCGTCATTGGAGGATCGCTCAGTGCTATCCTCATCTCCGCCGGGTCGAGTCCCCTTCTCGCCGACGATATAATGCCCCTCTTTCGTACCTGCATGCTTGCCCACGTAATCCCAGCCGCGCTCAGGTTTAACGCGACGGACTCGTATGTTAGGAACACGCGTTCCAATCTTGAATGTTGCTCTTGCATCTCCGTCGGTGTAAGGCTCGTCAAAGCACAGCATAGCGTGGAGATGAGGCTTTCCATCCTGATGTAGCTCTCGACCAATCCGATAGTTGCATCCAAGTCGCTCAAGCACATTGATAAGGCCGTCCGTATCGAATCCATCGGGTATTGTGGGGTAGGTAAGCATGAAGAATTGTTCATCGTTGAGCTTGTACTTCGCGGGCATGTCGATTTTTCTGGCGAAATC